TATCTTATACATTTGATGAAATTTATAAAGAATTTTGTAAATATGTAGAAAGAATGAAATTGCAAAATGTAATGTCAGGAACATTATTTGGGACTAAAATAAAAAAATTTAATTTTGTGAATGTTAAAAGAACAAATAAAGGTATGATATATAAATTTGATATATTAGAATATTGTAAATACTTTAATTATGATTCAGTTGAAGTTGATATGGAATAAATTATTACATTTTTTACATTTTTTTATTATATAAATATAATATAATATATTATAAAAAATAATGCTAATAGAAACATTAGAAAATATTCAAAATAATATTTTAGGGTTAAAATCCCCTAATTTAAAAGGTGGTAATATTTCAAGTGATTTAAATAAATCACAAGAAGAATTATTCAATGAATTAAGTAAATTAAGTAAAGAAGAATTAACACGTTTATTATTAAAAGATAGAGAATCAATAAAGAACAAAGATAGAATAATAGAAGAATTAGAAACAGAACTAGAAGAAGAGAAACCTAAAAGAGTAAGAAAGACTAAAAATATTGATTTATATGATATAGTAAATTTTCATAAATTTATGAGAACACAAGATGCAAAATTATTATTAACAGATAAAGATAGTAATCAATATTTGGATCCAAAATATTATGCGTATGACCCCTATGAAACTGCTTTTGATAAATTAAAGAAGAATAAGAAATTTTTTGATTATCAACAAAAATTTATTGAAGATTGGACGTTATCAGCCCAAGAATTAGTCATATTATATTATGGTGTTGGTAGTGGTAAAACTACGATAGCAGTAAATTGTGCCGAACAATTTCAAAATATTAATGATGATGCTTATGTATATTTTTTAACTCCTGCTAGTTTAGTATTAGGTACCATTAAAGAATGCTATGAAAGAGGTATAGACCCTACAAGAAAAAATAGTAAAGGAGATTATATTTATTATTTTGTTAGTTATCAACAACTTTTAGGTAGTAATTTTGATTTTAAAGAAAATTCTTTATTAATAATTGATGAAGCACATAATTTAAGAAATATAGGTAGTAAAGAAATAAATGAAAAAGTTAGTGCAAGAAAATATGTTAAAACAGGTAACTACTCATTAGTAGGAACTGTGTTAAGTGTAAAGTTATTAGAATCATCAAATAAATTTTTAAGAACTATATTTATGACAGGAACTTTGTTTGTTAATAATCCAGAAGATATTGAATCATTAATATCAATAGGATATAAAAAACAACCATTATTAGATATAGATAGAAATACTTATGATAACATTATAAATAGTGAAAGAGAATTTAAAATATATTATGAAGGTTTAATATCATTTTTTAGATTGAAAAGAGATGACCCGAGATTTCCACAGAAAAAATTTGAATTTGTAAAAATTAATTCAACCGACGTTCAACTCTTTACAGGTAGAGAAATGAAGACAGAAGACGCATATTTTAGAACAACTAGAAATCAAGGAACAGATGAAAAATTAAAATGGATATTAAAATTTTTATCAACAAGAAAAAAAGAAAGAACATTAATTTATAGTCAATTTTTATCAACAAAAATTAAACCATTAAAAGAAATATTAGAAAAAAACAAATATAGAGTCGGTTTTATATCTGGTGAAAACACACAAACAGAAAAATTGAATATAGTATCACAATATAATAATGGTGAAATAGATGTTCTTATATTTACATTATCTATTAAAGAAGGTATAAGTTTCAAATTAACAAACAATATAATTGTTTTTGAACCATATTGGAATTATGCAATTCTAGAACAAGTCCTCGCAAGAGGTATTCGTGCTAATTCACATCCAAACGGTCAAAAATCAACTATATATATATATTTTTTAGTAGCAGTGCATCCCAGAATAATGGGAGTTGATAAATGGTTTAAAGTAGCCAGTTCAGCAATGAATAACGATATTAAATTATTGGAATATCCTACAAAAGAAATTGTAATTGATGATAATAAAACAATAAAAAAAGATTTAGGAGAATTTGATAAAAATTATGAAAGTAGAGATATTGATTTATTTAATAGAATGTTTAACAAACAAGAAAGTATAAATATTTTTGAAAAGAAATTACTAGCATTGCCAAGATTTGAAGATGTTAATAATAATGAAAATAGTGAATTTATCAGAGAATATAATTCTTTAATAATTTTATTTGAAAAAAAGAATAAAAGAAAACCAACAAACAAAGAAGATATTACATTGAAAAAAGGATTATATAAAGAATTATACCAAAAGAACATAGCAAATGTAGATAATAGAATCAAAAGATTTACAAAAGATTTAAGATATAGACCAAATAGAAATCCAGATTTAGAACAAAAATTAAGTAATAAAGATTATGGAAATAAAATACCAGAAATAATAAAACTAGTTGAAAAAAATGCTACATTAGGTGACATATTTGAAGTTTTGAAAATTGATAAAGCAGAAATAACACAATTTCAAGCAAATTTTACACCAAAAAATGAAGTAGGTATTTTAATAGAAAATAGTGGTATAAAAAATGATAAACGTGAAAAAATATTTGTGTTAGAACCAACAGCAGGTATAGGAGGAGTTATAGGCGAATGTTTATTACTACCTAATAAACAAAATTTAATGATAGATGCTAATGAATATCATAATGCATTTTATCAAATAGGTAAAGCAATATACAATGGTATAGATAATGTCAAATATTATAATAGTGATTTTTGGATTTATCAAAATAAATATACTTATGATTATATTTTAGGTAATCCTCCTTTTAATTTAAAACACCAAGTTTTAGAAAAAATTACATTTAGAAAAGAAAGAGGACAAGATGCTCCGGATCCACCATTTATATTTAAAAAAGTTGATAAAACACTATATGATATTCATTTTGTAAGTAAAGCTTATAATATGCTTTCTAATGATGGTATATTATCATTTATTATTAGTGATAGATATTTAAGAGATAAGAATATACCAGTTTTTGATATTTTTAGACAATATATGAAAGATTTAGAAAAGAAAGGAGCATATAAATATTATAAAATAGGTGATTTTAAACAAGATAAAAATATTACTAAATCGCAAGAAACTAGTTTTCCAATGGTTAATATTGTTTTGAAAAAAATTAAAGATTATAATATTAATATTGATAATCCTAAAAGCTTTACAAAAAGGGTAGAAATTGATGAAGAAACGCTTAAAGAATTTAAAGAAGAACAAAAAAAAGATAAAAAAACAATAAAGAAAACTACAAAAAAGAAAACTACAAAAGAAGTTAAACCTAAAAAAGAAGTTAAACCTAAAAAAGTAATTAAACTTAAAAAAAAATAATTTATAAATAATTTTTCAATTCATTTTCTTGGTCCATTGCTTCATTCATTCTTTGTTTAATATTTCCCTTTCTTAAAATAGGTATTAATTTTTTATGTTCTTTTATTATATCAGTTTTCTCCATACATATTTTTTTACCTTTTCCAGAAAATAATAAATTGCTATAATTAGTTTTATCATTACTTTTTTCAACATCAACATTAGAATGAAATATAGTAGGTAGATATTTATTAGGTATAGGATATATTCCCCATTGTTTCATAATTTTCAGAGTTTCATTATTTAAAATTTCTTGTAATGTATTCTCTAATTTATCAATTATTGCAATATCAACAACATCATTTTCTAATTCATTTATTAATACATTAATAGATTTCTCTTTATTTATATATTGTGAATTAGTCATATTTCCTAATCTATATTTCATTTGGTCTATTTCATACTCAAATTTTTCTTTTGAAATATTATTAACATTTTCAATCAGATATTTTAAAACTCCTATATCACTAATAACTTGATTCAATAAACTTAAATCACTATTAAACAAATCAAAGAATTCTTTTAATAGTTTCTCATCCGGGTTTTTGCTTATAGTTTCTAAGTTATTCATTCTTTTACAAATTTTCATATATTTTTTCTTATATAGTAAATATGGCATTTCATTCTTTATTGCAACTTCAAAATTTAAAGCCATCGAATTAGTAGGCTTTCCATTCCTCATAAAAAAATAAATCATAGTGCATTCACTATATCGAATACCATTGACCCACGTAATAACATCAATTTTAGTAGTATTATCACCATATAAATATGTATTAAAATCTACTTTATGTTTTCTATAAATAACAAAACCTTTTAAAATATCTTCTGGTTTCCAACGTATAACTTCATATCTGATATCGTGTTTAACAATTGTAATATCTATATTTGTCAAATTAGGTTTTAATAATTTTAAACTTTCATTTAATTCAACTTTATCTATAAAACCCTTTTTATAAAAGTCTTTTAATTTACTTATCATACTTTCACGTCTTTCATTGTAATTACTTGCATTAGTATCATTAGGCACTACTTTCAATTCAGGTATTTCACCGCTTTTTATATCCCCAATATATACATTCTTATTTTTCAATAATTTTTTAATTACATTTTTAAAATCATTTTTAATATTAGGATTAACTGGTATATTCTGTGCTAAATCATAGTCGCTTGGATAATTTAACTTTAATTTACCAGAACCTTGTAAAAAAGGGGTTGAACCACTTTTTAATGTTAAATCATTAATAACACTAACAATATCTTTACTATAATTTTCAGGAAACTTTTTTATTAATTTAAAAGCCATTTTATATATATATAAGATTATAATTTTATTTTTTGTTTAATTAATTTATCATTATCTTCTGGCGTATTAAATGGGCTTGTGTAATCCTTCCAATTAACATTTGCACTTCTTTTTTGACCTGTTAAACTTGGTATTGATTGGGTCATAATAGAATGAACTGCATAATGTCCGCACGCATTACCGTCCCTACTCTGAATATTAATGTTATTACGTGCATATGAACCACCACTATTTCTATCCATATAACTTTTAAAATTAGTATTTTTATTTAAAACAACATCCTCAAAACCAGCATCACCTCCATAACTATCAAAAAACATAGTAGGTTGTCCGTTATCTGGGTTTAAGTTAATCATAGCAATCCAATGTGTGCCATTATCTGCATCATCTTTATCACTATAATTCGCTATTAAATTGCTATTTGGTGGTGGGTTGTGTGGTAAATCATCAGCATTAAAACAACCTAGAAATATACCTTTAAAATTCTTTTTCATATAATTATCAATTTGAATATTTGAAGACATCTTTATATATATAATAGAATTTATTAATAATAAATTAATTTTAAAAAAATAAAAAAAAAATTAATTTGATTAATTTTTATGAAAATAAAAATATAATTATATAATAATAAATAAAAAAAATATATTTTAAAATAATTTTTAAAAAATGAATAGTGAAGACTACAAAGAAATTATACCTGCAAAACTGAATATTAATACAAGGGATTTAGATATTCAACTAGAAACACATATTTTTACTTGTGTTAGATATAAAGATAGCCCAGATAATGGTTTTACTGCTAACTTACATTTACTATTAGAAGCCATAGAACATTGTGAAGGTGTTAAAGATAAAGGTGTAAAACTAATAGCAAAAGGATTACTCAACAGTGTAATGCATCATAGAATTCAAAAGGAAAATATGGATGAAATAAATAAAAAATATGAAGAATGGAAAGAAAAACAAAAAGAAAAAGAAAATAAAATATAATAATATTATAAAAAATTATATAATATATATATAATAGTCAATTAATAAATATTAATTTTATAATTTAAAAAATGTCTGATGCAAGTAAATATGATATGAATGCTATGGTACATAATCTAACTCATCGCAGATTTAAAAATACATCACGAGAAAGTGTATATCAACAAGGCAGTGCAGTAGCCAACTCTTTCTATGACCCACGTAATATTGGGAATTTAGAAAATGGTGAAATATCTGCATCTGGTTCATATGCAACACACTATCCAGTTAATGCTGGTAGTAACACAATGGGGTTTGCATTGATGGATGATGAAGGAGATGATAAAAGGCTTTATTATCCATCTACAATATCAAGTAATGTTAATGCATTAGTAAAACAAAAGGGAGTTAAAGGTGGAGCAATAGGAACAACAGGTGCATCTGGGTCATCAAGTGATTATATGTATTTTAATCCTTATTATGAAGCATTATTAAATCCCAAGAGCCATACAACTATGGAGGAAGTAGCACAACCCCATTATTTACCTTATCAATATGAAACTGGTATTAAAGGTAATGGAACTAATGCTCCAAGTAGTGCGAGTGCAGTAGATTTTGCTATGAATAATCCTTATGCATTCAAATCAAATTTTAATGGTGGTGCATTAGGTTCAGCCTCCTCTGGATCCGCCAGTGATTATTATGATAGTAACCCTTTTAGAGTGCCTGCAATGCAAAGTGAAACAAGGCATTTTACTGATTTTATGGAAGGAGGTGCCATAGATTGGGCGAAATATATTGGTTATATACGTAAAAATATAAATAAAATACCTGAAATTATTGATAATGCGCCTAAATATTTAGATACTGCAACTAAAACTTTAAATACTATTAAAGAATTAAGAGAAATATTGCGAGAGAAACCAGAAAAAAGAGAAAAAGAAATAGAATATGAAGAAGAACCAGAAGACGGATATATTAAAATAAAAGCCTCTAAACGAAAACATCATAAAAATAAAAAATCAAAAGGCAGAAAAATGCGAGATTAATATATTTAAAAAAGAGAAAAATAATATATATATATTATAATATATAAAAAAATAAAAATTAAAAAATGGCTTATCATAACGTTTCACGAACAAATCCTAATATAGATACCAACGATGAAACATATAGCACTATAGATATATATTGTGGAAGCCAACAAGGTAGCGAACCACTACCAGGTTATAATAATATTAATGCTGGTTTTACTGCTGTTCTGGCAAATCCTATTGTTTTAGATATAGGACATAGGTATGTAATGGCTTTAACAAAAGGACAATATGATTTATCAAATTATACTGATAGGTATTACTCGTTTAGTATATATTGCGACCAGTTAGAATACCAATATGATATGGGAAATAAAACTCAACTATTATATCAAGTTTATGGTAATCGTTATGTCAATACTGTCCCTCCAACCGATGATATACAATTGGGTTTATGGGATGTTGCGAATGTTGCGTGGAAATTTATAAATCCTACAACTAAAATTATAAATAAAATTTCTTTCTGGGTTGTAGATGATAATGGCAACCCTTTAACAACTCCTCTCCCTCCTGAATTTTCATATCCTACTAACTTTAATATATTAATAAAGAAAGTAAATTCTCACGTTATTGCTGTTTCTGTTCTTTAAATATTTTTTATTATTTTCTTATTATTATATAAATGTATAAATTATTATCAATCAAGAAGTCACCTAATGAAAAATATAAATTACAAGTTGAATTATATAATACTGAATCTAAAAAAATTAAAAGATTGCAAATAGGTGCGAATGGTATGATGGATTATACTTTATATAACAAAGAAGAAGGAAAACAAATAGCAGATAAACATAAAAAATTATATTTAACTAGACATAGTAAAAGAGAAGATTGGACTAAATCAGGAATTGAAACGCGCGGATTTTGGAGCAGGTGGCTACTCTGGTCTAAAAGAAGTTTAGAT